AACATAAATGATAAATACTAATTATAATAGTCCTTTTCCTGATCAAGTTGTACCAGATGCGGAGAAAGCAAGTTGGGAGTACGGTTTACAAGTCGGTAGAGCAATTGAAACTGAATGGTTTAGAGGTGATAGAGCGTGGCAAGACAGATTCAATACTAACTACAACAATTTCCATAATCTTAGACTTTACGCTAGGGGAGAACAACCTGTGCGTAAATACAAAGATGAAATGTCTATAAATGGAGATTTATCATATCTTAATTTAGATTGGAAACCAGTACCAGTTATCTCTAAGTTCGTTGATATAGTAGTAAATGGAATGGCACAAAGAAGTTATGATATTAAAGCTATAGCTCAAGACCCAACTTCAGTACAAAAAAGAACTAAGTATGCAGAAAACATATTAATAGATATAAATGCAAAACAGTTTATTGATAAAGTAAAACAAACAACAGGTATAGATTTATATTCTAATCCAGACAGGGAAAACGCCCCTATAGATGAAGAAGAGTTAGAATTACATATGCAGATGAATTATAAACAATCTGTAGAAGTAGCTGAAGAAGAAGTTATAAATACTATATTAGCTAAAAATAAATACAATTTAATACGTAAGAGATTAAATTATGATTTAACTGTATTAGGTATTTCTTGTGTTAAAACAGGTTTTAATAGATCAGAAGGTGTAACGGTTAAATATGTTGATCCAGCAGCTTTAGTTTATTCTTATACAGAAGATCCTAACTTTGACGATATATACTACGCTGGAGAAGTAAAATCAGTTAGTTTACCAGAATTAAAGAAACAATTTCCTTATTTAACTCCTGAAGAATTAGAGAAAATACAAAAATATCCAGGAAATCAAAATTACAATAGAAATTGGAGTGGTAGATACGATAATCAAACTGTTCAAGTATTATATTTCGAATATAAAACTTATACCAACCAAGTATTTAAAATCAAAAAAGGTGCTAATGGTTTAGAAAAAGCCATTGAAAAAGGAGATACTTTTAATCCTCCTGAAAATGATAGTTTTAAAAAAGCTTTTAGATCTATAGAAGTATTATATACTGGAGCTAAAATCTTAGGTTATGAAAATATGCTAAGATGGGAAATGGCTGAGAATATGACAAGACCTTATGCTGATACTACAAAAGTACATATGAACTACAACATTGTAGCTCCTAGAATGTATAAGGGTAGAATAGAGTCAGTTGTTAGTAGAATAACAGGTTTTGCTGATATGATCCAATTAACTCATTTAAAACTACAACAAGTAATGTCTAGGATGGTTCCAGATGGAGTTTTCGTAGATGTAGATGGTTTAGCAGAGGTAGATCTTGGTAATGGTACTAATTATAATCCAGCTGAAGCTTTGAACATGTATTTCCAAACAGGTTCTATTGTTGGTAGAAGTATGACGCAAGATGGTGGAATGAATCCAGGCAAAGTTCCAATACAAGAGATTCAAACATCAAATGGTCTTGGTAAAATCCAATCTTTAATTCAAACTTATGAGTATTATTTAAAGATGATAAGAGATGTGACCGGACTGAATGAGGCTAGAGATGGTACTTTACCTGATAAACAATCTTTAGTTGGATTACAAAAACTAGCTGCTGCTAATTCAAATGTAGCAACTAGGCATATATTACAAGCTGGTTTATTCTTAACTCTTAGAACTTGTGAAAACATATCTTTAAGAGTAGCTGATTCTTTAATGTTCCCATTAACTAGAATGTCTTTAGAACAAAGTATATCTAAGTATAATGTAGGTACATTAGACGAATTAATAGATTTAAATATACATGATTTTGGTATATTTTTAGAATTAGAACCAGATGAAGAAGAAAAAGCTGTATTAGAGCAAAACATACAAATAGCTTTAAAAGCTGGTCAAATAGATTTAGAAGATGCTATAGATATTAGAGAAGTTAACAACTTGAAGTTAGCTAATCAAATGTTAAAGCAACGAAGAAGAAAGAAGCAAGAGAAAGATCAGGAAATGCAACAAGCTAATATCCAAGCTCAAGCACAAGCTAATGCTCAACTAGCTGAACAAACAGCTATGGTTGAAACACAAAAGCAACAAGTATTAACAGAGCAAAAGATTCAAATTGAGAAAATGAAATCTGAATTTGAAACTAACAAATTAGAAAGAGAAGCTCAAGTTAAATTGCAATTAATGGAGAAAGAATTCCAATATAACATGCAATTGGCTAAAGTGCAAGTAGATGTAGAAACTATTAAAGAAAAAGAGATAGAGGATAGAAAAGACCAACGAACTAGAATACAAGCTACGCAACAATCAGAATTAATAGATCAAAGAAAAAATGATTTATTACCTAAAAACTTTGAATCTGCCGGAAACGATAGTTTAGGTGGATTTGGACTAGAGCAATTTACGCCTAGATAATTATTATTAACTATTATATTATATTATGTCAGAAACAGTAAAACAAGAAGGGGACTTTAAAATTAAAAAGAAAAAAGGTCGACCTAAAAAACTAACACCAAACAAAGAAGCAATAAAAATAGATTTATCTCAAAAAGATAAAGAAGAAGAAAAAAAGGAGGTAGAAAATGCCGTTCAAGAGTCAAAACCAAAGGAAGAAGTGCTACAGTCTAATGAGTCAAGCAAGGAGAAAAGGGAAGAAAGTAAAGTGGGATTGCAAGAAGTGGGAGCAACACACGAACAAGAACAAACCACTTCCAACGAAAGTGAAAAAGAAGTAGTAGTAGAATCTCCTATATCGGAAATAACAGAAGAAGAAGTCGTTGAAGAAAAAGTTGTAAATACTCAACCTGAAGTAGAACAACCTAAAGTAGATTTACCAGAGAATGTAGAGAAGTTAGTTAACTTCATGAAAGATACTGGTGGAACTATTGATGACTATGTTAGATTAAACGCAGATTACTCTAACATTGACAACGATGTTTTATTAAGAGAATATTATAGAAAGTCCAAACCACATTTGGATGACGAAGAAATTAACTTTCTTTTAGAAGATAACTTTTCATACGATGAAGAGCTAGATGAAGAAAGAGATATGCGTAAAAAGAAACTCGCATACAAAGAAGAAATTGCAAAAGCCAAAAGCTTTTTGGAGGAAACGAAAAAGAAGTATTACGACGAGATCAAGTTGAGACCGGGCGTTACTCAAGAACAACAAAAAGCAATGGATTTTTTCAATAGATATAACAAAGAACAACAAGTGGTTCAAGAACAACATGGGAAGTTTAAAGCTAAAACTAAAGACTTTTTCAACCAAGAATTCAAAGGTTTTGATTTCAGTATTGGAGAGAAAAAATTTAGGTATGGTGTAAATAACACTGAAGATGTTGCTAATAATCAATCAGATCTTACAAACCTAGTCGGGAAGTTCTTAGATAACAAAGGTGAAGTAACAGATTTTAAAGGTTATCACAAAGCCATTTACGCAGCGCAAAATGCTGATACTATAGCTAATCATTTTTACGAGCAAGGCAAAGCTGATGCTGTTAAAGATATGATGGCTAAATCCAAAAATATAACAAATGAACCAAGGGCTACGTCCAATGGTGAAGTTTATATTAATGGAATGAAAGTAAAAGCAATAAGTGGTGTAAATAGTTCTGGGTTAAAAATAAAATCAATAAAAAAATAAAAACTAAAAACATATAATTATGGCTTTTAACACAAGTGGAAGTTTTCCGGCTACATTAATCCCACATCAAACGCAAATGACTTTACAGTCTAATTACTTGCAGTTTGATTCGGCTGCTGGTGGCGGAACTTTTGCACAACAATATCTACCTGAGCTTTATGAAGCTGAAGTAGAAAGATACGGAAACAGAACTTTATCTGGTTTCCTAAGAATGGTAGGCGCTGAAATGCCTATGACATCTGATCAAGTAATTTGGTCTGAACAAAATAGATTACACGTTTCTTATGAAGGTTGCGAAATGCAAGTTGGTAATTTATCTATAACAGTTCCAATTGAAGCTGGTAAAGAATGCGCAATTAAAGTAGGGAATACTATTTTAATGGCTAGCGGATTAACAACTGTTAAGGCTAGGGTTACTATTGTAGCTAACGCTGTACCTGGACCTCCTAGAACTGCACTTGTTACTTTTCAAACATATGAAACTGCTACT